CTAATCTCTAACAACTATTATTGCATCAAAACCTGCTGCTTTAATTTTCTTTAGATAGTTCTCTGCATTTTTTCTATTTTCGAAAGCACCTACCTGAACTGTGTAGAGTGTTTTTTCTTTTTCTTCATTTTTTATTGTATCTTCTGTACTTACACCATAATAATCACAAATACCTTTTGCAATAGTTTCGCCAATTAATTTAGTATTTTTTATAATAAAATCGGAACCTTCTTTAGTATCGTGAAACTCACATTCACAATAAACAGTAATACCTTTTGCGGAGTTCACTTCATAAAAAGACGATTTTTCTATCAATTTCTCGGCAGATTTACCAGGTGTAATTGGTGCTAAACGGTTAAAAACCGCCTGACCTACCTTTTTTCGCTCACCTGTTAATGAATAAAGTAAAATTTGCGTACCACCGGTTACATTATGCTTTGCAGTAGCGTTGGTGTGAATCGCTAAATGAATATCTGCGCCGAAAGCATTACTTTCTTTAACACGCTCGTACATATTATCGTTGTAAGTGCATTTAACGTTAAACCCTTTTGCCTTTAAAAAATTGTAACACGCACGTGCAATTTTGTGACATTGTTCTTTTTCATTAGTTCCACCAGTTGCATAAAGGTTTGCTTCCTGATTGCTTGGAGAAATATAAATTTTTTGTGCCATTTTATCACCTTTTAAATATTTTCACTATTATAATATGTAAGTGCGAGTTCACTGTCACTTAACCCTTTTGTTGTAGGGTCAATGACAACACCCATTAAACCAAGGAAGTTTACTATCACGCAAAGCGAGTCGAATAATTCCGACTCTGATATTTTAGGAATAATTTCAAAAATTTCTAACGTTTTATAAACAAACGAAAGAACAAGTGCAATAAAACTTATTAAAAACGCTTTGTTTTTAAATCTTGCTTTCCAGTTAATTTTAATAATAATCGCCACCTTATTTATTTTTTTCTAAATTATTAATTCTGTGATTTATAATTTTAACTTGTTCTTCTACTACGGGCATTCGTTTAGCAAAATTATTGTGCTCACGCACTTCTCTTGTAAGGTCTTCGAGCTTCGTATCAAGCACAGCCTGAGTCTTTTCAACGTATGCAATAGCTTTTGTGCTACCAATATAACTCGACATAAAACCACTGATTATTGCTACAAAACCACTGATTATTGCTATAAGAAGTTCGTCACTCATACTTATTAATTACTCCTTATTGCTTGTATTACTATACTTGTAATACATTTCTTTTATGTAATTCTCATAACTACCATATTTTTCTTTAGAACTTGGTTTACCATAAAATTCTCGTTCAGTCAGAATACCTGAATTACCCGTTAAGTAAACAAATTGTTGATATGTTTTTGGTATAATCAGTGCTTGTGTACCGGTTGTGTCGGTTTTGTCTTTGCTACCCGAACTTGAAGACGAATTACTTTTTGAAACAGATAAATTATAACTTCTGTCTTTGTTTTTCTGGTCACGCTCTGCTTCGGCTTTTTTAAATTCTAATTCCTGATTAAATTTATCTTTTGAAAAATTCAATTCATCGTAAAATTGTTGTTGTTCTATTTCATCAAGATATTTTTGATAATTGTAATCTCTGTCATTTTCAAAAGAGTCTAATTCATCTAAAAATCTTTCGTATTCGCTTTCACTCATTTCAGAAACACGTTTCAAAAGGTATTCGCCATTTTTATAATAATCATCCAAAGCATCACTGTATTTCGCATAATCTGATTGCTCAAGTTCAGTCAAAACACCTAATTTTTCTAAGTTTATTTTTCCTTCATCCTGATAAACTGAATATGCTCTATCGTATAAATCAAGAGCAATTTCATTAAGATTATTAAGGTAATTATTATATGACTGATTACCCGCTGAAAGCGCATAGCTATTGGCGTAACCGCCTGTTAATGCCGTTGCATTCGCTATTGTATCCAACATCGCTTTTTTACCATTATTAACGTATTGTTCACGATACTGGTTATACAATGGGTCGGCATTAATATTGTAACTGAATTTTTCACGATTAAGAATACTATTTAAAATACTCTCAATTTCTTGTGAATATTTACTATTATATAACTCGGGTTTGTTTTGCTCCCAGTTTTCAAGATTTTTTTCGCCAGAAAGTACCGATTCGCTCTTCTGATATATCGGTCGATTTTTCTCGACCGGTTGTTTTATTGTACTCGAATTTGTTGTTGATATTGCTTGAGTCTTATTATTAGTTTTGCTTGTTACATTACCTGAAAGACTTGTCCATGTATTATCGCCAACAATACCATCGACTGCAAGACCTTTGCTTTTTTGATACGATTTAACTGCGCTTTGGGTTTTTGTACCGAATTTACCGTCAACATCTAAAGAATAACCTGCATTATTCAATGCTTTCTGAAGTTCTTTTACATCTTCACCACTCGAGCCATAAGATATCATTCTTTTTGCCATAACATTCCCCCTTCTTAATAAAATCCATTTATATAAATTCTTGTATCTTTCGGGATAACTGCTTCACTTATTAACTTTACAATGCCTGTTGTATCTATAAAGCATTTAATATTTTTATCAATATTGTAGTTTCCTGAGCAAACATTTAATGGTAATTTTGTATTTATTGAAATATTACTAAGTTCAAGTAAATCTACCCACGTACCAGCATTAATATCGTTAAGCGTGAGAAGTTCTGCTTTTATAAATGTCAACTGTAAACACGGAAAACTTTTTATATCACAATATTTTACGGAAAAACCGGCTCCTGAACTTGCTATATTATTAAGGTTTTCGCTCACAATTTGCCCTTTAACGTTAAGGTTATAGCCCACGGTTAGTTCGTTTTCATTTTCTGAATAGCACCCCAAGGCAGCACCCTTACCACCCTTTCTGATATTAAACGCTATATATCCACTTGGGAGTGTTCTTTTTATTTCAAATTGTTCAGATGATACCGCATCTTTGATATAAATAACGAAATCGTAGGATGAGTTTTGTGAAAAATCGCCGTTAATTATAAATGGATTCTGGGTTAAAAGTATTGGCTCTGAATATGTTGAGTCGCCATTCTTTTTATACTTTGCATAACAACGAACATAATTTAATCCATAAACTGAACTGTAATATGTAGTGAAATTCAACAATGCACTTGCACCATTTTCAGAAACTACCCCCGACGAATCACAACGCATTAAAGAATTACAGTTTATTGTTGGCGAATTATAAGCGCACACCTCGTAATTAAAAGTTTCTTCTTTAACAAATCCACGAGAATCTTTTATATGAGCAGTTATTTTGATTGTTCCTGAATCAGGTAATTCGAAATCGGCTTCTGTACCATACTTTTTAATATTACCAACGATTATATAACTTGAACTAACAGTAGCCCCAAGTTTTGCAATAATGGTATGAATTTTTACAGTTAACGTTGACCTGTTCTGCAATACAGCACTCCAGTTACCAGGAACAAGACCATTTTTATTTGCTATGACATTTACTAAATATTGTGGTAAAAAATTCTCTGTTTCGGGAATTTCAAAAACAATTTGTTTTTTTAATGAACCAATCGACTTTCCGTTACTGTATGTTTTTAGTGTTGCAGTTATATTACCAATTTTACTTTTAGGTAATGCTCTTGCCCATTCTTCCGGTATTGAAAATGAATATTCACTAACATTCTCGGGAATTGCAATTTTAGATACATAATCGCCAAGTTCCAAAATCAGTTTGTGTGAAAACAGTGGAGACTTTGAATTGATAGAAACTTTAATTTCTTCATCTGGTACAACACTCATTTTACTAAGATTAAATGACGAACTTCTCGGTATAGTTACGCATTGAAAACTGCCGATTGCGCTTCCCCCACCCAATGAAGTACCACTCATTGTAAATTCACCCGATACGTCAATAATAAGAGTTCCGTCTGAATTATGAGTAACATCACCAGTCCATGTAAGCAATGTAACCGTCGCGTTGTTTCGTGTATCAATTTTAAGATTCTTGCTAATCACAATATTTTCATCAATCGTAATTTTAGCAAAATTCTCGGTTTCGTTTAAATTATATGCAGACTCTGCATATCCGTCATTTCTTTTTAATTTTAATTTAAGGGTTACGTTACTCGAGTTATTTTCAATACTCTGTGAATTTTCATTAACCTCTAACCATATATTATATTTCGGACCAGCTTTACCACTGCAGGAGCCGTAAAATTTAATCGCCATAAGACCACTTAACCTCCAGTCCGTTGTCAGTTACATCAAATATGAAATATCCCTTTTCTGAATCACCGATTTTTATATAATCTATAATTTCTGCTCTTAGTATATAAAGGTTATTTCCAGAAATATATGCAACTTCCGTTTTTCCTTGTAAAAATGATAATTTTTCGTTTGTAAAACGTGCTTTTATATTACTGTCACTTCTACCAATTTCAATACCAAATATTCCTGGTTCTAATTCGCCTCTTTTAATATAGGCGTCAAGTGAATAAATTAATTCTGAAACAGTACCACCTAAAGTAGATAAATCTTCTTTTGCATTTAATACAGACGTTGCAAAATTTTCTGTTATATTTTTTGAAGTCTGTGTTATTTGTGAAGAAATAATTTCAGTAAATTCATCGAACTCTGATTTTTTCGAAAAAATATTTTCGATTTGTGAAATAATTGCTTCTGCCCTTAAATTTAATTCAGAATTATTTTCTTTTTTATAATTTTCTAAATTATTATTTGCAGTTTCAATATTACTCGAATTAAGTGTTATTGCATCGGCGTTTTCCTTGATAACACTTGCTGTTTCGCTCTTATACTCACCGAATTCAGAAATTGCTAAAAATTCTTTTTCTGCTTTTGAAAAAATTTCATTTTCACTATTTTTTATTTCAGTTTTACAATTTTCGAAAATTTCATTAGCAGTAATTATTATTTTATTTTTTAAATTTTCGAATTTTTCTTTATTTTCTTTTATCAAATTTTCGTATGATATTTTTTCTTCTGATTTTTCTTCGATTTTATTTTTTATATTTTCTTTTAAATTCGAATAATCAATATTACTCAATGCAAACGACAAGCACTCGTTTAATTCATATAAATAATTTTTTAATAAATAAAATTTTTCATCGTCAGAATATTTTGAAGCAGAAATATTCGGTACACTTAAATTTAAATCGTAAATTACTTCTCACTTCCTTTTTCAATTTTTCGTGAAATACTTAAAATTTTAATATCACCAAAACCTTCAATTTTAATTTTTAAATGGTCGCATCTTGGTGTAATAAAAGGAATATTTATTGAGCCTGTTTTTTCAAAATTAAATTCACCTTTTTTTACCCATTCGCCACTCGAATTATATTGAAAGAAAACCGAAAGCGTAGTATTTTCAACAACTATCGCCCTTATATTAATATTGGAATAATATTTCTTTTCAGGTAAATCCAATCCCCATAAACCTCTTTCAAAATTCCACGAAAAATCATTTTCAATATTATATCCTGCTAATTCTCCTGAAAAATTACCATATTTATTTTTACTGTCAACCAAATATAATTTTTTATTTTTATCATTATTTTCACAAATAAAATACAAATTTGAATTATGAGAAATAAATTCTTTAATATTTATTTCATCTTCTTTATGCCAGATGTTTTTTTGTTCATCATAAGTAAATAAAAATCTTTTATTATTTTTATTTGTCATACAAACGTAATATTTATTTTTAAAATTACCTGCAACCGCATTAAAATAATAATCATCAGAAAAATTATCAAAAATTGAAATTGGTAAACCACCATCGTACATAACAATTCCATTTGGTGATTTATAATATAAAGTTTCATTTACAGTAATTAATGATTTTTCGCTACCTTTCTGAACTCCACGAATATAATTTGTATTTACCGTGTATGGTGGGTTGCTTCCGTATATTTTATGAACACAATTCTCCTTAAAAAACAGAACATATCCCTTATAACTTATAGCACCAGTAAATTCACCATCACTACCGACGCTCACAGCGTAGCTATCTGAAGCTATACCCATATATGATTGCCAGTTAGTTGGGTCACCTAATTTACAAGCAAAGATTTCATTTGTTTCTGAAGAACACCCCCACACTCTATTACCATTTTCACAGAAAAAATCCATCTCCGGAACTCGTCTTTCTATTTTTAGTGGTGTGTTCTGAGAGAAATTTTCTTTCAAAATCCCCGTAATAACAATATAGTCATCTGCTTTATCCCATATAACAAAAGTATTATTCAACTCGTTATTTTCACATCCGCTAATTGTAACACTATCGTATTGATTAAAGTTTGTTCCTATACCGGAATAAGCTATTCTGATATATGTAGTGCTGAGTGAAACCCAACTATCAGTAAATGTTGAATATTGCTTAAGTTCGTTTGGTGAAACCGAAGTATCTACCCATAAATCGTTTTCTTCTGGTGATACTGGTGGAGTAGTACCACTATAATAATCATTATAAAAACTACCATCTGATTTACATAAACCAAACGTTACTTCACTACCATCTGCCGTTAAAAATTCTGCTTCGAGTGAACCGTAATCATTTAAGTCATTTGTATTAAGATAAACTTTATCTGGAAAAACAAGAAGCTTTGCCCCTAAAGAAACAAATTGACGTTCTTTTTCAATATCAGGAAATGTCAAACCGGAAACTGCAAAACCACCATAGTATAGCGTACCATTATTTATATAACCAACTGAATTTTTAGCAAAAAGTCCGTGCAATCTTTCACCAGAAATATTGAACTCTGCTCTTTTGTTTCGTGGCGAAATAACGGGTGAATAATCACCCGTCATATTAGTTTCGTCCGAAAATTCGTTTTCTGCTATTCTGAAGTTTCTGTTGAAACCTTTAAACTTGGTTATAATTTCTTCATTTATTTTAAGATTTTCTGCACTTGGTTTATACATTATTTAATTCGACCTTTATTGAGTTTTTTATTTCATATTGATAATTGCGACTTACAAAACTTGACAACTCATAATATAAACGATTGAAAATTGCAGCAGAATTATTGTAGCGTTCAATTTCACCCAACATATAATTCATTTTCATTCTAAGATAAGAAATATAAATTTCTGCAAATTCATCTATCCCCGAAAGTGATTTAGTAAGAGCATCTTCAGGTAAAAAATATGTTTTTGATAACCCTTTTCTGCCATTATTAATTTCACTTGCTATTTTTCTATCAAGCTCTGAAAGCCATTGTTTTTTTATTTCATCTGAAACATCATTTTCAGTTTCGTTATTGAAAATTTCTAATGCTTTTAAAGCTGTCATATAACCACCTTAAATAGAGATATTATTATCAATATACTCTGCAGAAATACGCGCCATTTTCTCACTGTTCTTTATAACATCAGCAAAACGCTCTGGTACTTCTACGGTTTTACCTGTTTGTACCAAGATATTTTCACCATTTACAGAAACAAATCTTTCCGTATCATTTCTTGATTCCTTTGGAATAAATACTGAAACCATTTTTTCTTTTTTCTCTGCCATTTCAAATTTCCTTTCACCCGTAGCACAGATTTACTGTGCCACGGTTTTTTAATTTTTTTATCGTATTATTATCATTAATTTTCTTTAGCCGTACCACTGAACGTAGAGCCACTTTCGATTCTGATAATATATTCTTCAACAAGTCTTTTAGCCGTTTTAAGACCTTTCCAGCCGATTGAACTACGCTGATTGAGTGGGTCGTCACCATAACCTTTTTGTTTAACGATATGTTCAATACCACCACCTGTTACAGAAGTAACACCATAAGCATCGGCACCCAAAATAACAGTTGCAAATACTGCACAGTTATTATAGCCTTCTTCCCAGATTTTTGCTTCTGTTGTTTCAACGAATCGTACGCCACCAAGACAACCAATTTCGCCAGTTAACATATTTTCAGGAGTTGTGTATTTCTGCACTTCCATCCATTGATTACCGGCTTTTTGCATAAGGTCGAATGCAACGTAAGGGTGGATAATTCCGACGTAATAACCATCAATTTTAGGTGCATTCATTGCTTTTAATCTTGCCGCTGCTTTAAAAATGTCTTCTACTCTCAAAAGAGCGGTATTATTTAAACTTGAACGCATTGCAACGGTAGTCACAACACCATCTACTACCTTTGGTGCAAACATAACGTTATAACCACCAACGAGTTCATTACGCACGATAGTATCCATTGTAAGACCTGCCTGCGCCGCTAATTGCTTTGTTGCTTCAACGATTGTGTTATCAACAGCAGTAAGTTCGAGAACGTCACTTTGCTCAATATAGTCACCATATTGCTCAACTGTTGCTGTTACTGTTGATGCTGAAAGTTTTTTACCACTTGGTGTTACACCTTCTGTTAATGGGGTAAGCGCTTTAGGAAGAGAAGAAAACTTTCTGAATTCAATGATTTTACCACCATTTTTTGGAATATCACGTTTCTGACCGAATTGATCGTGAACAAGATAAGGTGAAGCAAGTGTAATAAGAGTCTTGTCATAGAAAGTTTTCATTTCTGCTGAAAGCGCTGTTGTTGTGTTTAAGTTTTCGCCTGTTGCGAATAACTGAAGATTTAATTTATAATTTGCCATATTTACTCCTTTTTAGATAGCATCAGAATTTTATGCTGACACCATTTTCTACTTTCTTTAATATTTTTAAAATATCTTTAGACGTAAGAGCATTGACATCGGTAAGAGTAACAATACCACTTTCAGAAGCAATTCCATTTTCAATAGGTCTTCTACCCTTTGCTTCTATTCCTTTTACTACCTGTTCACGAACTTTTTGTGCAGTATAAGCCATAGCGCCACTTAAAATTTCATCTTTATGCACTACTTCATAAGCAGTTTTCAAAGGAATACCACTATATAAAAGTTGTCCGAAAAGAGAGTTGTTTTTCAGTTCGTTTCTGAAATCGAAATTTTCATAGAGTTCTTTTAACTCTTCGCCCTCTTTTACCCACGAGTAAACTTTTTCTTTTAAAAGCTCTGTGTTTTTTTCAGGTGATGAATTCTCGTCTTTATTGTATTCATTTTCTGAAGCGTTGATTTTTTCTGACAATGCTTCTAAATCACCATTTTCAATGTTGTAAATCTCGCTGAGCTTTTCAATAATAGGAGAAGTTCTGCTTTTAAATTCTTCTAATAGTTTTGTTTCTTTAAACCTTTTGTCGATTATGCTCTGTGTTCTTTTGTGGAATTCGTCTTTGAATTTACCATCAATTAGATTTTGAAATTCATCTTCCGTTCCCACTGTTTCTTCCTGCCCGACGTCAGCAGATAAATCGTCGTCCGTTTCTGAATTTACCATTTCAGTACCATTTTCGCTGAAAAGCTGTAAATTCAAATTAAAATAGTTTCCTTTTTTCATAAAAATCCTTTCCCATCGTCTTTCCGAAGTGTCATATATATAAAAATCTTGCAAGATATATAACTAATTTATTATTCTAATTTTACGTTATCTGGGTACTCCTGATTTAACAAAGCTAACCCCATAACAACTGTATCAATAATTCCCTTTGTACGTTTTTTTGAGAAATCAAACGGCTCTACTTCAATACAGAAATAACCCTCTCTCACTATTTCTCTTCTTATAGCAAGTCTTTTGTCACATTCTTCATCTTTCAACATATTTAAAAGCGTATAAACTAAAATTGAAACTGCTGAGCAGACAATATCTTTGCCTTTTTCACTAAACGAAGCGTGACCTTCTACAATCAACAAATACTTGTCGTAATATTCTCTGTAAAACACCTTTGTCATAAACTACTCACTCTACTTATAACCTCACTTTTACCTTCAAAATCCATCATATTAAGAGCAAGAAGTGCTTGTTCGTGATATTCTCTGTTGAAAAAACCAGCGTTATAAAGTTGTAAAGCTAACTCATTCTGACTTATCTTTGTAAACGGGCTCGATTTTTCACTCGAAACCTTAATATCAAAAATCGGTTTTCTGCCTTCTATTACAACACCAAATAAATCGCTCTCTTTTTCGTAAAGTAAATTACTGTTATCGTAACTTATAAATTCTTCTGTTCCATTCGGCATAACAATTCTAAAAAAGCGTGGTTCATCATAAAACTCTCTTATTAATTCTATAGCTAATCTGTTGAGTTCACAGAATGCTCTGAAGCCACTTTTAACCATATCTCGAGTCAACTTGCTACCAGCTTCCTGAAGCGCCGCAATAGCAGATGCCGCAGTAACACCGCTTGAAACACCACCTTGTGAAAAATCACGATTACCGCTTGTTTCTTTTAATTCATCAATCTTACTGTTCAATATACCAAGATAGATTTCGGGTATTGTGTTGGACTTAATTTCACGGATACTGTCGTCGCCTAAATTGCTACCGTTTACATGAACGAAAGTGTTACTCCAGTCTGCAAATTCTTCTTCGTTAACTGCACCTGATGAATTTATAAAATAACGCTTGTTTGTACCCATAACTGCATTTTTAATTAACGCGTTATTGAGAATATCAATCTGTTTTTGTGCATCTTTCATTATGTCTATGTAACCGAAACCACAGGGTGTGCCTTCTTCTACAAATAACGTATCAAATACAAACGGATATTGTCCGTGACTATAAAATCCCTTTTCATAGTATTCCGCATCATTTTCAGAAGCATAGAGAATTTCGCCATTACAGAATTTGCAATAATGCAATACTTCTCGGCCGTTTATAAGTTTTTTATAATACCAGTCAATAACCGCACTTTTTTGTGACGTATCAACGGTATCATCATAAATATATTTTGAAATTTCTACTGTTGAACCACCAAGTTTGCCGTTGAGTTCGGGATACATAGAAACAAGCAAATCATTATCTGTAAGTTCAACCGAAAAGAAATTTTTACTATTCTGAATATTCCTGATACCCGGTTCCCAGAAAACATTAAGAAGATTGACTTGCTTAATTTCGATTTCACCGAGTCCGTTCTGCTTTTTAGGATTCCAGAAGATACCATAAACACCAGTACCAGCCTTTAATTTATACCACCAGGTATCGCTGTAAATTTTTTCAAAATCATTTCTTTCAAATACAACTGAAAGAATTTCGGTTAAAATTCCTGCCGCTTCTTTGTCGCTTTGTTCTCTCGGTAAACAGTTGACACGTGGATAATTATCCATAGCGTCAGCATGCTTATTAGCGATTGAATTAAAGAGCCATGCCGAAGCAAACTCATCGTTTTCAGCTTTTCCTGATTCAAGGTGACGCATTTTAAACCATTGCTCGTTTTCGATAATTCTTTTTTCAAAATTCGCTTTTCCCTCCTTATATTTATTTAAAACTTCAGTAGCTTTTTCAATGTCTTCTTTTGTAATTGTGTTAATACTCTGGTCGAGTTTTTCTGTTTCTGCTACTTTTTTATTATAATTAATTGCTTTCTTATTTTTCATTTAACACCTCAATATGAATATTTCCTGTATCTTTTTTGTACTCTTAAATCAAGCGGGTCGTCGCCAAATTCTTCCTGTTTCTTTTTTATAATTGGTGCAATAGGTCGTGCCATACACATATATCTGACTTCATCGGCAATATGGTCTTCACCAGTTGTATCAAGGTCTTCGGGGTTTGTATTGCTGAATTTAAGTTCTGGAATGGTTCTTATAAATCCTTTACAAGTATTGAAGATATACATCATCGGCACACCGTTTTCATCGAAGTTCAATCTATAATGCACCTGCATCCACCCCGGCAAACGTTTATTGTCTCCGCGATTAAAATACACTCCGTGTCTCACGGCAGATTCAATAATTGCTTCACCGCGTGAAGCGTCCCATATAGACGGGTCAGCAACACCGATTATATTTTTATTTTTTAGCCATCTGTGTTCTTTTTCTATTCTTGCAATTTCAGAAAAAATTTTTTCTGGTGGCCACTTAACACCTTCGTTAGCAGTTTTGGTGCAACCATAAAGTTCAAGAATTCTGTAAAGTCTGCCATCGTAATCTACTGCCCACCAACCACACGAAAACGGCTTTGCGTAACCAAAGTCAAACGACCTGTAAATCTGCCAGTCATAAGGAATTTCAAACGGCTCAATAATATGAGTATTTTTACAATCAATATAATGCTCTTTTACGTCACGGAATTCTTCGAAAAATTGCCCGTCGAAAATATCCCAATTCCCAAAACGATGAGCTTGTTTTAGTTTTTCCGGCAACGCTTCTAACACTTTTACATATTCCGGATTTGAATTCATTAACACCGTATTATCATCTATGGTTGCAGGAATAAACGTGTAATCATTTTCATCTTCACCACTCTCGTAAATTCCTTTTACAAAAAGTCTTTTAAACCAGTTATGCCCGACACCACCAGGGTTGCCTGTGAAATACATTCTCGGTTTAAAATCACTACGCGTCGTTCGGTTACACGTCATAAGAAACTGAATCTGACTGAAAGTAAAGTGAGTACATTCTTCGACACCTATAACATCGTACTCCTGCCCTTGATATTGATAAATATCATTTTCACTATCACAATAGCCAAGCCTTATTCTTGCACCATTCGGGAATATAAACGCTCTTTCGTCCTTTTTGTAACGTGCTATTCCGTTTAATTGTGTAAGCATTGGAATAAGGTGATTTTCACGAAGTTCAGGTAGTGTTTTTCTTAAAAGCAATAACTTAAGATTTGGGTAATTGAAAGCCAAAAGAATAAATTTTGTTCTTAACGCCCACGATTTACCACCACCACGTGCACCGCCGTAACCAATGAACCGATTGTGGCACTCAAAAAAGAGTTTTTGTTTTTCATTAGGTTCAGAAATTACAAGTTGCTTCATTTATTCCATTCTCCGATTGATTTTTCTACAACTATTGCAATTCCGTCGTTTGTTACACTTCCATCTTGTTCACTTAATAAATCGAAAAGTTCTCTCAAAGCACTTACACTTTCTTTTAAGAATTTTGCATCTACGTCTGGAGTGCCGTTTTCAGAAAAATTCTTTCGTGCTTTTTTTGCAATATCATCTATTAAAGCACTCATATTCACAACTGCAGACGATACTTTTTTTAAACCTGAATCTACACTGTTTGTTTTGCTCAAACCCTTACACCCTTATCGTAAAGTATTGCTACGGCTCTGTGGTGTGCACAACGTCTGCCACCAAAAACACTACAAACACTCGTTTCATAGTTATGCTTTTCTTTATCGTTATTAAAACTGTGTGTGCAAATAGTACCATTTAAAATACCTTCGCATTTTATAAAACTCTTCCCCTCTTCTAAATAAAATGGACACTCAATAGCGCCTTCGATTGATTTGGACAT